GCTCCATATCGTATGGTGGCTTTTATCAAGGCGAAAAAATACGAGAAGATTTTTTGAAAAATAAAATTGTAAAATTTTTAGATTAATTGTTAAATTTAAAAAGCCCAACATATTTCTTGTTGGGCTTTTTTTATTTGCATGAATTGTATTTTTAAAATATAATCAATTTTCATTTTGAGGAATTCCAATGACAAAAACTGATTTTAATTACATACATTGCCATTTGCTTAAAATTGTAAATAAAAAAGAAGAAGACTTTTCTCCTTTTGGAAATAAAGAAAAAAATGAATTTGGAGATTGTTCTCAACAATGTAGTCATTTTTTGAAATTGAGTGGAGAAATAGGGAATGATTGGGGTGTTTGCACAAACGAAAAAAGTCATCGTTGTGGCCTTTTAACTTTTGAACATCAAGGTTGTGAATTCCATTCTACAAATGAAATAATTGGAAAAAGTGGCCAATGATTGCAATTATTTATACCGATGGTTTAATTAAATGTGACGATTTAAAAAATGAATGCCAACAACAAAAATGGATACCAATTACAGTTTACAAAGATAAAAATGACAATATCACTGTTATTTGTTTCGAAGATGCAAAAATTGCGAAACAATTTGCAAAAAGAAATTTTCCAAAAGAATGGATAAAAGGAGCAATATCACTTTCTGATGAAGATATTGAATGTATTAAAAATAAAGGTTGGAAAATTGAAATTATGACTTATCCTCGATTGCTTAATTCCCATCATGAATATAAACTAGGTTTTGAAATAATTGATTTTGCAGATGAACCCAAAATGCTATATGCATAAAAAGGAGATGACATGCCTGAAAACTTTTTAATTGGTGCTTTAGGATCTTTAATGTTTGGCTTTATTGGAATGGTACTATTGTTTGTTTCCTATTTCTCTTTTGATTTTCTTCTTAAAAGAGTTGATATTTCAGAAGAATTAAACAAAGGAAATATTTCTGTGGCTATTGTGGTTGCATCATTGTTAATATCCATAGCCTTGATAATATCGTCTGTTGTTCATTAGAAAGCCACAATGCAATTAACTAATGAACAAAAAAATATCATAAGAAGCGTTCTAAAAGAATTAGATGTAAATCCTTTTATAAGTATGGGTGGCTATGCTGGAACAGGCAAAACAACATGTGTTGCCACAATACAAGAGGCTTTAAAGGCTAAAAATAGAAAATTTCTAGTCTGTGCTTATACTGGGAAGGCTACTAATGTTCTTAGAAATAAGGGCATGGATGCTTCCACTATACACAGTATGATTTACAAGCCAATTAAAAATTCAAATGATGATACTGTTGAATGGGTTTTAAAATCAAATTTTGAACTAGAAGCTTGTGATGGATTTATCATAGACGAAGCATCTATGGTTAGTGAAGAAATACATAAAGATTTACTCACATACAATCTTCCGATACTCTATGTTGGAGATCATGGTCAGCTTGAGCCAATTGGCGGAAAATTCAACTTAATGCTAGAACCACATTTCAAGCTTGAAACTGTTCACAGAAATGCTGGCGAAATTGCTCATTTTGCAGAACATTTAAGAAGTGGACTACTAAGCACTTCGTTTAAAGGCAGCAATAAAGTTCAAATTGTAAAAGAATCTGCAATTAAAGAAAAGCATTTGGCTCAAGTTGATCAAATTATATGTGCCTTTAATAAAACTAGAATTTCCATAAATGAAAAAGTAAGAGAATTTAAAAAAATAAATTATTCTTATGTTGCGATAGATGAAAAAATTATCTGCTTGCGGAATAAAAAAAAAGAAGGACTATTTAATGGAATGCAAGGCGTTGTAACCAAACTAAATAAAAATGCAGACAAATTCAATTTTGTTTCACAAGGAATACATTTTAAAAATATTCTTTATGACCCTAATCAATGGGGAAAAGAAAAAAGTGATTTTAAATTTTATCAAGAAGAAAATCCTTTTGACTATGCTTATGCAATAACGGCACATAAGTCTCAAGGAGATGAATTTGACTCTGTAATTGTATATGAAGAAAAATGTAATGAGTGGGATCACAAAAAATGGTGCTATACAGCAGCAAGCAGAGCTAAACATAACATTATTTGGGTAGCAAGATCAAATTATGTTCCAACATATCTTTAATATTTTATTTGAAATAAAATTGAGATAGTGGTAAAGTTTAAAAATAATTTTATAATTTTCCATACGAGATTAAGTTTCATTTTTTTTATTTTTTAAAGAAAGTTAATTTCATGAAATATGTATCAATAGACATAGAAACAACTGGGATAAACCCTTTAGTCAATGACATTATTGAATTTGCTGCTGTAATAGATGATACTAATGCAAAAGTTCCGATTGAAAATTTACCTAAGTTTCACAGGTATATCAAAAAAGAAGGAACATATAATTTTGACGCTCAAGCAGTTGTAATGCACAAAAGGATATTTGAAAAAATATTACAAAATGGAGATGATTGCATTTTAATTGATGATTTAATGTATGCTTTTGGTAATTTCTTACAAGACAATGATATTACTCCAAATCGTTATGGAAAAATAGCTCTAAATGTAGCTGGTAAAAATTTTGGTAGTTTTGATTACCAGTTTTTAAAAGAAAAAATAAAACAAGAAAATTGGAACAATATTATTTTTAGAAGTCGATTTATTGATCCTGCAATATTATATTTTGAAAATGAAGACTATGCTTTGCCAGATTTAGAAACTTGCGTTAAAAGATATCAAAGACAATCAGGACAAAAATACAATTGGGATAGCCACACCGCTTTAGATGATGCAATGGAAATTATAAAATTAGTAAGATACAAAATTATATAGAATTTGCAACACAATTAGCAATCGATTTTCCAAGAATATCTTTTTGTTTGTTTATATAATCTTGTACATAATTTCTAGCTTCTAATTCACTAATAAGTTCATACTCATTATACAATGAATTTAATGAATCTTGATAAATTGGAATATATTTATTGTTCTTGTTATTTAATATGACTTTTTTAACAGCTATTTTTTCTAATATCCCTTTTATTGCTTTTGGCTTTATGTAAACAACAGATCTCTCGCCCCATTTATAAAATACATAAATGCGTCTTTCCATTTTTGAACATCCACTTACTTTTATTGTTCCGCTGCAATTATAATAAAAAATCATATTAAACCTTTATAGTTCTTTTTCCTTGGTATGTCGGCAAGTCTTCAATTGGTCTGTCCAAGCAATTCTGCAAGACATTTAAACGATCTGTACATTGTTTTTTAATTTCTTGGCTAAATCTTTTGTATTTATCTTCGTAAATCGGCAAATTATAAATTGGAGTTTTTGCCAAGTCAATAAAGTTAGAAATTACAGGAAGTTGATTTACAACAATTTTACTATTTTTAAAACTACTTTCTATTTTCCCAGTTTTTGCAAAATAAGTAACCTCTTCATTAGAGGCTACATGAACTCCAGTTATTGTCCACGGATATCCATTTAAATCATATCCAGTTGATCCTATATTAAATTTTACCAATTTACTAAATTTATATTCAGTAAATGATTCGATTGAATCGCCATAAATAATTATGCCACCAGAACCTTGAATAATATATTTTTTATTCAAGTTCTGCATAATCCATTGAATCAACGGCATAATTTCACCTCAAAATATATAATCTTTTCAAAAAAATAATTATTAGATAGTTGGAAACAAATTGACCAAAAATACTATAAAATTAAATATATAACATATGAAATTCAAAGAATGGTTAAAAAAAGAAATGGCATCATTTATGGTTCCTGATAATTTACACCTAACAGTTCCAATTGGTGATAATTTAGAAAAGGTTATTGGAGTTGATATGTTTTTTGAAAAAGATCCAAAAACAATCGACAAGTTTAACAACACTGTAATGAATCAAGGTTCAAAGTTTATTGCAAAAGTTCCTCACGGAAATAAGTATTTTGTCTACAACGGACTTGATGGAATATCAGATCGTTTAATATCAAAAGAAGAAGCAAAAGAATTGGAACAAGGAGAATATAACCTCCTTGATGATAATTGGTGGAAAAAAGCCATGGTAATTGGATCTGATATGCAACCATTAAATGTCTAAATTCATAATCATAGCATATATATGAAAGAATCAATTAAGGAGATAAGTATGGCAGACTCTATGTATCATCAAAGAATAGGACTTACATTCAAAAACAGGTATCCAGAGATATTTGATTATTGTTCCAAGATGAAGAACGGTAATGTGAAAATAATGTCTTTTGGCTGCTCCATCGGAACCGAATGCTCAGATCTGAGAAGTTATTTCCCAGATGCCACCATAGTTGGCGTGGACATCAACGAAAGACTATTGGAAATAGCAAAAAAAAGAAACCCAAACGAAAAAACAATCTATGACACAAGTACCGAAGCTCATAGCGGTTTCGACTTTATATTCTGCATGACTGTCCTTTGCAGCTACCCAAAAACAAGAAACTTGAAAAACTGCGAAGAAGTATACCCTTTCTCAAAATTCGAGGAAGCAGTACTTTCTCTGGTTGGAAAATTGAATGATGGTGGCAGCATCGTAATATGCAATTCAAACTTCAGATTCGCAGATGTAAGTTGTGCTTCTTCATTCGAGGCGATATCTGTGGAAAGAAAGAAATCAATCATAAATGTTCCTAAATTCAACAGTCAAAACAACATATGTGAAGAAGACTATCCGTTCTGTATTTTCAAAAAAATTAAGTAGGAGTTAAAATGGCAGACAATCAACTTTGGGGATGGGGAGAGGGAAGCGGAGGACAATTAGGAGATGGTACATCAGAAAATAAATCATCTCCAGTTCAAGTCTTTGGTTCTAATTCAAATTGGAGAAGCGTTTCCAGTGGCTTTTTTCATACTGTTGGCATCAAGAAAAACAATACCCTATGGGCTTGGGGTCTTAACTATGCAGGAAACTTAGGAGATGGAACCATAAATGACGAATCAGTTCCGATCCAAATCGGAGAATCCGATTGGAGCCAGTCTTCATGTGGGGTTAGCCATACGATAGCAATAAAAACTGATGGAACTCTATGGTCTTGGGGCGAAGGTTCGTTTGGAGAACTAGGAGACGAAACAACAGGAAGAAGATCTTCTCCGGTGCAGGTCGGCAACCAAACTACTTGGAAGCAAGTTTCAAGTGGTGTTCTTACAAATTCAGCAATAAAAACAGACGGAACACTTTGGGCTTGGGGCGAAGGTTATTTTGGGCAAATTGGAAATGGAGAAACAGGATTGTGGAGTTCACCAGTTCAAGTCGGCAATCAAACGACTTGGAAGCAGGTTTCTAACGGCTATGGTCATACAACAGCAATAAAGACCGATGGAACATTATGGGCTTGGGGTCACAATTACATAGGTCAATTGGGAGATGGAACAACAACCAATAGATCATCTCCAGTACAAATTGGCAACGAAACAAACTGGAAGCAAGTTGATTGCGGAGGCGAACATACGGCTGCGGTAAAAACTGACGGAACCATTTGGGCTTGGGGCGAAGGCGCAAACGGACGATTGGGAAATGAACAGACAAGTTCTTTTTCTTCCCCAATACAAACAGGAAACGGAAACAATTGGTCGAAGGTTTCCTGCGGAGCAGACTTTACCTGTGCTATCAAGACCGACAAAACCATGTGGACTTGGGGGTATAATGGTATTGGTCAATTAGGCGATGGAACCAGAGAAAACAAATCGTCACCAGTTCAGATAAGTGGCGACAAATATTGGGGTGATGTTGTTTGCGGATCTTTCAACGCCATGGCTATAACCAGTAATCCTCCAGTAAGATTCAATTTCGTACATCCGACCTATACATTCGAAGTGGTAACATATACTCCAGAAAGCCTAATAGCTCTGGCTCCTTATCCAGACTCGTTGGAGCATCTGATTTTGAACCTACAGGCTCAGGAAGTAGTCATCAACAATAGAAATTACAGGCATGGAGATCAGTTCACGGAATTTGGTTCAAGAGCCATACGACTCAAACAATTGTATGTTGATTCCAGCAATCCCGTACTGAAGATAGTTTGTGAAGCTGGTTACAGATTTGAGAATAACAGATGCATTCTTGATTGTTTGGAAGGCGAAACGGCATGCAGTGGGGTTTGTTCCAATCTTCTTACTGACACAAACAATTGCGGTTCGTGTGGCAATGTGTGCGACAGTGGATTTGCATGCGTAAGTGGAGTTTGTGTGCCATAATCTCATGACATTACCATTTCAAAAAAATGATTTAAAAAGAAACTATCAATGTTTCGTATGCGGAAAAAGATTTGATATTTATGACGAATATTCAAATCACATAATTACATCTCACGAAGAGGGCAGAGAATTTGTAGTTTGCCCTCTCAGTCGTTGCAAAGCTCCAGTAAGAGATATCAGAACTCATTTTGCATCAAAGCACAAAGATGAACAAATTCCAAAAAGTGGTCAAATGAAAGCTACTATTTGGAAAGACATTAACAATAAAACTGGTAAAGTTACTCAAAGAAAACCAAAATTTAGAGAAGGATATTTTATATCGGGAAAAAATCAAAAAGAAATGCATTATCGTAGTGGGTATGAATGTGAAGTGTATGAATGTCTTGAATCTATTTTAGAAGTTATAAAATATGATGTTGAACCATTCAAAGTTGATTATATTTTTGAAGGAGATAGACATGAATATAATCCAGATCTAAGTATTTTTTTTAGTGACGGAAGAGTTGAAATTTGGGAAATAAAACCAGCAAATCAAACACAACTTCCAAAAAATCATGCAAAATGGGCAGCTTGCCAATCATATTGTGAAGCTAGAGGATGGTCATTTATGGTGATGACTGAAGTAGGGATAGGAAAATTAAAAAAAGCTGCAAGAGATTCTAATCGCCTTTAGTTATTCTTATACTATCACTGTCTTCATGATGCGTAGAAAATTCTATAATTTTAGCTCCATTTTCTCCAGCTATCATTTGGTGCCTCAAACCAGTAGGAACATGAAAAGACATTCCTTCTTTTAAAATAATTGACTTTAATTCTTCTCCACTCCACCCATATAACATTTCTATATCATTTTCCAAAATAAATAAGACCTCATCCTTTATAGCATGATAATGAACAGAGCATTTCTTTTTTGGATTAAAAAAAAGAATCTTACCACAATATTTTTCATTATTACATATCCATTGTTCATGACCCCAACCTTTTGTGACAATAATATTTGGATGTAATGTATAATTAGTTACTGACATTTGTATGTTGTCTCAATAAAAGGAATCAATTGATCTCTGATTTTATAATGAAGATCTACTATTTCTTTATCATTTATAAGAAAATAATCATAATATTTAATTTCTTCTGGGGCATTTTGATCATTATTTTTTATTGGGCCTTCTTTTTGTGTAGCCACACACCATTCAAGCAAAGGCCTTAATTGTGCTTCGGATGGATTTGGATCATTATTTAAAAAGTTTGGGCGATACAAAAGAACATTAATTCCTTCTCTCTTCCTAATGTTTTTGGCTTCATTGTAATATCTA